CAATTTAACCGGCTGTTCTGATACACTCCCTCTAAATGGCAATAATCCCCTTTTATAATATCCATAATATAAAATGTATTCCTTTATTTCCGGAAGAAGAAGTTTTGCTACACATCTATCCGCCGGTTTACCATCTATCAAATATGGTTGTTTTGGTTTTCCATAACAACCTCTGAATTGCTTTTGCAATTCATTGCAATTTTGGCAGCTGAGGCCTAATGCTGATACTTCAACTGCCAGTTTTAGTTTTTTTCAAGTTTTTCTGAAACCTGATTTTCTCCCCATATAACAGAAGCAAGTTCATTAATAGCGAATAATGGGATCATTCTTAATATTTCATCATCGACTATTATTATTTCCTGATTAAAAACTTTTTCTTTTTTTGTTTTAAATTCGACTTCTTTTCCGTCGAGAATAAAATTCTTAAAACCTTTCAGGCCATATTTAACGACTACAAAGCTATTCTGTGTAATATCAACATCCCCTGCAACATATTCCGGTTTTCCGTTTATTATTTCTATTTTTCCAAAACTTGATATTATTTTTGATTTTGTAATAGAATCTAAAGGGCCTATTAACCATATAGTTGGGTTTTTTATATCACTTTTTAATGAATATTCTTTTATTTGCCCTACGGCAATCGGATCTATCATAAATACCTCCTAATATTTAAAATTAAACTGTTTTTTAGTGGCTTTCTCTATACGTTCTTTTAGCCATCTGTCTATCCGTGAATTTGCCCATTTATAAGTTTTATCTGTAAAACCTAAAAAAGTTCTTGTTATTCTTCCTAATTTACTAGGTACTCCTTGTTCCTGATGTATAATCCCAATAAGATCTCTTCTTGGTATTCCCACTGCTTTTATCCCGACTTCAAATTCATTTTTATCAATTTTAAAAACAGATATGGCTCTATACATAATGCCTTTTCTATATAAAGCCATATTTGGTTTGGGGGAGCTTTCCCTTATTTTTTCTTGTATTGTTTTTTTTGATAACCTAACATAAGTTGTCCCATCAATATTTGTCTGATTTCTAATATTTTTTCTTGAATCTTCAGCCACCTTTTCAGCAATTTGATTAAGTGGTATAGACGCATCCATGAAATCAGGTATGGAAGTATCAACTTGAATTTCACAAGTAAATGCGCTAGGCATATTTACTCCTTTTTATGAAGAACTGGAACTGCTTGAACTGGAACTGCTTGAATTACTTGAAGAACTAGAACTTGAACTAGACGAAGTTCCCATAGTAATAGTTATTTCATCATTTCCAGCGTCGGAGTTTTTACATATTTCACAAGTAGCATTAACTATTTGAATTCCATTCCTATCACCTTTTTTAATTCCTGTATATCTTACTGCGGGCAAAGAAAAATTAATACAGTTGCCATTTGAATCATTGACAGTAATAACTACGGCCATTGTGCTTCTTGACATTATCTTGGCATAAAAATCATGATCTGTTAAAGCAACCATTTCCGGATCGAATGTCATTATAGGATTTCTTCCGGTTATTTTAGCATAATCAATGCCGCTAGGATCTTGTGGCCTTGGGGATATAACTATTTCATTTTGTAAATCAATTTCTACTGCGTCAAGGACTAATGAATCTCCATCTATTGTTACTGTGGCACCCATAAACATAAAGGGTACCTGCGCCGGATAGGTAGGAGTTAATAACGCAGTATCACTATGTTCATTATATTTACCTTGAAAATTAAATTCACAAAATATTGGTTCACCCACTTTAAATTGAAATTTGACATTTCCGGCAGCGCCGCACATTGTCTTTCTAAAACCATCTTCATAACTTGCTATTGATGCAGTAACAAAACTGCTTGATATCGGCGTATAAATATTACTTACTCCAACTGATAATGCTTCTGCCAATCCGCATGCCCTTAAAAATGGCGTTATAGCAAGTGTTGTCCCCTTGCCTCCAGAAACAGGCCCCATTAATTCTGCTTTAAATGTCAATGACATTTTTCTTGCGCCCGGTTCTGATCCAAATCTTGACATATGTTTTACTACCGGATTTCTTTTAAACTGTTCAGGTTCAAAATCCATTACAGGATCATATGCTAATATGGTCGCTTGTGCGGCCGCTAATGTTTCAACCACGCCGGAATTTGTTTCAACCTTTCCGGCAAGTTGAGCAATTCTGGTAATCTTTGAAGCCATTTTATCCTCCTTATAGTCTTACACGATCTTTAATTGATATTTTAATTTGAACTATATGACAAAGGACATTTCCTAACTGGCCATATGAAAACTGTCCTGTAATTGGAACATAAATTTGTTCAGCCTTACCGCCTAATGTTGGATCGCTTAAAAAACTCTGTATGATAGTTTCTACAAGATCTTGAAATGTTTTTTCGCTTGCCAAAGCGTCATTTGTAGAATAAAATCCGCGAATAGTGAATTCATTATCTGTATCTTGGACATTACCATTTCCACCATGAGCGGTTTTGGAAAATGATTCTCTTATTATCTCCCAAGTATTAACTATTGAATCTTTAATGAATAAATCTTTATAAGTAGCTAAATCATTGCAATATCGTTTGTAATCATAAACATTTTCCACCCCAGAAATCTCTTCTAGTTTAGTTTTAATTTGAGATCGTATATTGAGTAATGACATGTTTTAAATAGGTAAGATAAAGCAACTGGACGTGCTTTTATTGAGGTATGCTTGCTTTATCTCCGCCTTCCTTTTGTTATCTTTGTTTTGGGGTTAATTAGCGGAATCTCATAGGATGTGTCAACATATCTTCAGACCAAGAAAATATAAGATCCATATCCTTGACCGCTATGCCGGCAGATGCCGGCGCAGATCCTTTTGCTTCTTCACCTAAGCCCATTAAGGAATTATATACCGATAATTTCTCTTTAGCTAATTCCTTATATATATCAGATTTTCTCTGATAGTCAATAACATCGGCTTCGATAGTAGGATCCGTTGATTGTGTAAATTTGGCCGCAAGAGCCCAAAAACAAAGAGCTGCAGTTAGATTGACAACTGCTTCTACATCGTTGTCATTTATCGTACAATCATTTTCATTTAATGTATGAGGTATTGCATATTCAAATCTTGCTATATCACCGCTTCCGGGTATAAAAGATGTAAATCTAAAATATGTAACAGTAATATTATTTACTAATTTTTTATAATACATCCAATCACTTGATTCAAGATAGGCCGGTTCTTGATATTCATCTGCAGGATATTCTATATCGCCTACAACATAAGAAAAACCATCAACCCAATCATTAGGCAAACTAAAATTATATGTTATGCCATCGCCGGTTATTTCATGTATTTTTGTATATGGCCTATCTTTTGAAAAAATAACTACAGCCTGAGATAATAATCTATATTTATCATCAGGCTGTAGTTTTTCAGCTGTGTCTTGTAATACGGTATCTAATCTAGTTAAATAGTCTTCTCTGGTAATGCTTACTCTAGAAGAACTAGAACTAGAAGAACTGCTTGAGCTGCTAGAACTTGATGGCATATTCTATCTCCTTCATTTTACCAAACAGTAGAAGAACTTGAACTCGAACTAGATGAACTGCTCGAAGAACTAAAACTGCTTGAGCTGCTCGAGCTGCTAATAGAACTTGAACTGCTTGACATACTCGAACTTGAAGAACTGCTCGAAGAACTAGAACTAGAACTAGAACTAGATGAACTGCTCGAAGAACTAGAACTTGAGCTACTCTTGCTGCTACTTGAAGAAGAAGAAGAACTCGAGCTAGAACTCGAGCTAGAATATTCATTTCCATCTGGCGTTGCATGTCCTAATAATTGATTTTGTCTGCGTGCAACCAATATAGCATTACATTCTTCATCAATAGGATTATACATCCCGCATGCAACATTTTCACAAGTTATACCGGCTCCAGCATTGTTTTTAAATGGACATTTATAAGTTGGGACAGACATTTATACCTCCTTAACCGGAGCTCGAACTTGAGCTAGAACTTGAGCTAGAACTTGAAGAACTACTTGAAGAACTTGAACTTAAACTTGAACTAGAACTTGAATTAGAGCTTGAACTAGAACTTGAACTAGAACTTGAACCAGTAGCAGTAACAGTTGCATTTAAAGCATACCAATAAGATCCATCACACCAAAATTCAGCAGTTTCGTAAGTTCCTATATTGACAGTATCATAACTTGAACTGCCTCCACCAAAACCTGCGGCCACATAAACTTGGCCTTGTCCTGTTGTTGTTACATATATACTTATACCCTTTAAATTTGAACTTGCGGCGGGGAGTGTTAGCTTTGCGATATTAGCTAATTTTATAAATAAATTACCATCTTTTAAAATATTATTTTCTGTTAATGTATAATCAGAAGTTTTTGAGAGGGTTGTTCCTCTTTTATTAAAAATGGTATATCTAAATCTAGTAAGTTTTGGCATGGGTTATCTCCTTTGGTTTATGGTTAACTTGAAGTAACCGCATTTGATAAAGCATACCAATAAGATCCATCACACCAAAACTCAACTGTATTGTATGCGCCTATATCAACGTATGAATAAGATGCACCGCCACCGCCAAAACCCGCGGCAACATAAGCTTTTGAAGAAGCATTATCGCCAGTGATATATATACTGGCGCCTTTTAAATTTGCGCTCGCGGCAGGGAGTGTTAATGTTGTAGCGCCACTGGCGACAAAAAATTGGCCTCCTCTTAAAAT